CTCCAATCGTTGATCATTATTTGATGGGAATTAGAATAGGAGGAAGAGCAAACTTACAAATCAAGAGGTCATGAAAATGGGTTACGGATACGAATATCCAGCAGCAAAAATTATTAATGATACAGCAGCCCACACTGGAAGGTTTGGTAAAGTTGTTGCATTACAAGATTCTGTTATTAACACCTTAGCTGCTGAGAATATCACAGGAGATCTTACTTCCTTGCAATTTAAATCAACTGCTGAAATTTGCGGTGTGATAACAAGCGTCAAACTCGACAGCGGAACTGTTATTGCTTATTCATTATGAGTCTTGCAAACGCTCTTAAAAAAGCTGCATCAAAGACTCTGAGCAAACTTGGAGGAGATGTAACTATTCGACAGGTTACTGCTGGCACTTACAACACAACAACTGGTGCTATAACCGAGTCGACTTCGGATACAACTATTAAGGGCGTTTTGGATAATGTTTCAAGATCAGAAGTTAATGATCTTATTGAGTCTCAAGATAAGATTCTAACAATATCTGCTGGCGATCTCACTTTCGTGCCAACAACAAAAGATAGAGTCGTTATAAGCAGTGTTGAGTTTAAAATTATTCAGGTGTCTATAAATGAGCAAAATAACACTCCAGTTAGTTTTGATCTTGTTCTGAGGTAATTATGGCTAGAGAAATAAATTTAACTGATATTGGAGATCATTTCGGTGATAAAGTACAAACGGTTGTAAGAAAAGCAACTTTTAAAGCGGAAAAAGATATAAAAGAGTTTACTCCTGTTGACACTGGAAACTTAAGAAACTCTTTTAAAAACAAAGTTGAACCTTTTGTAGGAGAGGTTTTTACAAATGTCGAATATGCAGAGCCTGTTGCATATGGAACTAATTTACCACCAAGTTGGGGTGGAAGATACAGGACACGTCAAAATACAATTAAAGGTTATCCAGAACTAATTGCAAAACAACTGGAACAATATATTTCAGATCAATTTAGGAGTGGATAATGGCTGCAATTGATTTAAACACAGTCAGATCAACAATTGAAGGCAGACTCGCAACAGAATTAGCATCAAGCCCTGCTATTCCTGTGATATTTAACAACATGGCTTTTGATTCAACAACAGAAGACACTTTTGTTCAATGTTTAACAAGTTTTGGAACTGGAAATTATCTAACAATGGGTGGCTCTGCTAATTCAACAAATAGAGTCGTTGGTTTGATGTTATTAAATATTTTTACTGAAGAAGGTATCGGTGCTGGCTCAAACTTGACGATTGGCAAACGGCTGCGTGACCTTTACAATAATATTACAGTTTCAAATGTTATTTTTGATTCACCTATAGGGCCTGAAATTTTAGCATCAAGTCCTGAAGGTAAGTTTCAAACACAAATAAGAGTAACTTTTGAAATATACGAGGATCTTTAATTATGCCAAAACTTATTATTACTGAAGAAATGCTTGACGCTATCGAAGCTGTGAAAGGCGTCAGAGATTCAAGAATGTGGGATCCTAACTGTAAAAGATATATGGAGAATCAAGAAAATTCAAAAAAAGATGTAAAAAAGACTGAAAAGGGTTAATATATTTATAAATCTAAC